CGGGGCAAGCGTCTACGTGCGCAAGCGGTCGTGGCCGGGGCTGGTACTGGACATCTGCGGGGAGGCGAATGTCAAAGCCGCTGGTTGACGCAATGGGGGAGTTGATAGCCGAGTACGGGCGGGACAGTCCTTGCCGGATATGCGCCTGCCGGCTCGAAGAGGGCCATGCCGAAAGTTGTCCGTGGGAGGTCATCAAGCTCTGGGCGTCCGACGTGCAGGGGATGATCGAGGCGATTCGCACGCGGTGGGCACCAATCCCGCCTGATCGTGCTGATCCGGTCGGTATCCCGAAAGAGATCATCGAGGAACGGCGCCGGACATGAGCTTGCGTAGCCCCCGGAAGGTAGCGGCGACGAAGGCGACACAGCGTGGGCACGCGCGCGCCCGCACGGACGAATGGCACGCCAAGTTCTTAGCCGAGATCGCCGTGTCTATGAACATCCGGCATGCTGCCGAGGTCGCGGGCGTGCATCACGCCACCGCTTACCGCCGCCGGGAGACTGACAAGGCATTCGCCGCGGCATGGGATCAGGCGATCTCCGAGGCGGTTGACCGGGCCGAGGCCGAGCTGTACCGCCGTGCCGTGGATGGCGTTGAGAAGCCCATCACCGTGGCGGGCGAGCGTGAGGTGATCCGCGAATACCCGAGCGAACTACTGACGTTCTTGCTCAAGGGTCACCGTCCCGAGCGTTACCGGGAGAGGCATGAGGTGACCGGGTCCGGTGGCGGTCCCGTGACGATACGAGTCGTGTACGACGAGCCGAAGGAGGAGCCGAATGCCGAGAGTCGTTGACAGTGCAACAGGTGAGGTCTTGAACATCCCGGCCCGCGACCGGTACGAGCCGCCGCCTGTACGCTCGCCGGAATGGTCCGCGGAGCTTCGACGCGCCGCCGAAGAGTGCGAGATTCTCCTCTGGGGCATGGCCTCAGCCGGGCGCTTCAAGGACGCCGACGAGCTGCAGACGGTCGCCAAAGCTCACAAGGCGGCGATGGTGCTGCGGCAGTTGGCCGACGAGAAGCTATCGCAGGTCGGCTACGGGGTCTGATGCCGCGCGCACGTAAGGGTTTCGCCGTCAACGGCAACGGGGCGACCCCGAAGCAGCATGCGTGGAACCGCCGTGTGAAGCCGCAGGAAGCCGAGCCGGACGGCACGGGGTGCGCGCATCACTTCACGATCCCGGCGCCGCCCGCGGAGCCGTTGGGGCAGTGCCGCAAGTGCGGCATCACTCGCATGCACTCGAACCTCGGCACGGGTCTCGACTCGACCGTATCGCCCTGGCGCATGTGGAAGATCGGGAAGGACCCGATGACCGAGGACCTGCGGGTCCGGCTGCCCGCTGGCTTTCACCTCACGGGGCCGGTGGAGTGAAGGAAGGTGGACACATAACGTGGTGATGGAGACGCGCGACTCTCAGGCGAAACGCATTGAGGAGATGCGACGGTACGTGCGGGGGCGCGTTCGCCCCGGCTATCAATTCAGGTACACGACTGTGGGGCGCGATCTAGAGGAGGACATGAGTCTGCCCGCCAACCGCCAGCGGTTGGGTCAGTGCATCCGTGATGAGGGATGGGCCGCCGATTGCAAGCCCGATTACGGGTACATCCTCAGTACGCCAGTGACAGCGCCGGTGATGGCGACCGCCGCGGCTGCGAAGGCGGGCAGGGCCGCGGAGAGGTCATTCGAGAAGATCGAGACGCTTGTGGACCGCCACGCAGACGAGCTTGACACCGACGCCCGGCGCAGGGTGGAAGCCGAACGTCTCAGGGTGAGCGGTGCGAGGGTGGCCCTGCGGAGTTCAATCGACCAGGCTGACGCAAATGCACGCGAGGCGCGGAAGTTAGCCGGTCGACGGCTACCCCCGGCACGGATTCCGTTCGTGTCCACTCCATGATCAGCACCCGCGCAGCGCCGCGCCATGCGCCGCATCACTTCGCGATGCTACGCCCCGCAACGCAACGTTTCTATTTCAAAGCGATGACCGCCGCGTCGCTGCGCACCACGTCGCCGTGCAGCGCCCCGCTACGCAACGCAACGTTCTAAAGCCCTAACAGGAGGAGTCCAGTGAGATCAGCCGTATGTTCCCTGCGTTCACTTGACCGATATAGCCAGAGCGCGCCGATTCTGGAGGTCAAGAAAAACAGCGAGACGCACGATCAGTTCGACGAACGCACGTGGCGTCTCCACGCTCATCTCAACCCGGACGATAGCGGAACGCTTTGTATCCCCGCGACTGCGTTCTCGAACTGCATCAAAACTGCCGCGCTGAAGCTCGGCAAGAAAGTCAAGGGCCGTGGGGCCGCTACGTACGGCAAATTCTTCCAAGGCGGCGTGATGGTCACGGACCCACTGCCGCTGCCCAAGTACCGCCGTGAGACGGTGACGGGCGAGAAGGTCTACGTTCATGCCAACCCATCGAAGGGTGAACGGGCAGGCCGTGTCTGGCGTACGTATCCCAAGATCGACGCGTGGTCGGGCGATGTCACGTTCTTGGTGCTGGATCAGGTCATTACGGAAGAGGTGTTCCGTGAAACGCTCATCTACGCGGGGCAGGTTATCGGGATAGGACGCTTCCGACCGGAGAACCGCGGCTACTACGGCCGGTTCGCGCTGGAACGCATGGTGTGGACGGACGAATGACCGCCTCCGTCGAGTACCAGGTCCGGCTGCGCTCCCTGCAAGGCCATCCCAAGCAGGCAGCATTCGTGGCCTCACCGGCCAAGCGCAGGATTGCCCGTGCTGGACGTCGCGGCGGTAAGACGGTCGGGGCCGCGCAGATCGCGCTCAAATGGTTCCTCGCCGGCCGAAGGGTCCTGTACGCCACCCCGACGCAGGATCAACTCGACGCCTTCTGGTGGGAGGTCAAACGTGCGCTCGGCGACGTGATAGACGCCGGGGTGTACTACAAGAACGAGACCATGCACTTCATCGAAGTGCCAGGGACCAAGAACCGCATCCGGGCAAAAACAGCCTGGAACGCCGACACCTTGAGGGGCGACTACGCGGATGGGCTGATCCTCGATGAGTTCCACCTGATCGACGAGACGGCGTGGTCCGAGGTCGGCGCGCCCATGCTGATGGATAACAACGGGGATGCGGTGTTCATTTACACCCCTCCCTCGATGCGGTCGAGGTCGGTCACCAAGGCCCGCGACCCTCTCCATGCGCCGAAGCTGTTCAAGCACGCGAATGGCGACCACCGCTCGTGTCAGCATCCGGCCAGTGAACAGGACGAGGGCCGGTGGAGCGCCCACCACTGGACTTCAAAGGACAACCCGCACGTCACTGAGGAGGCGCTGGCCGAGACGAGGCGGGACATGACCGAGTTGGCGTGGCGGCAGGAGATCGAGGCAGAGGACATAGAGAACGTACCCGGCGCGCTGTGGAAGCCAGAGATGATCATCTACGGAGAGCCGCCACACGCCATCAACGCGAACGGCAAGGATATCGGCCGCGATCTGATATCGGTCGCGGTCAGCGTGGACCCGTCCGGTGGAGGGCCGCGGTCGGATGAGGTCGGGATCGTGGTCAGCGCTCGCGGCGTGGATGATCGGGGTTATGTGCTCGCCGACAGGTCGATTCAGGGCGTCTTGACGGACGTTTGGGCGCAACTTGCGATCGGTGCCTACTACGAGTTCAACGGGCACAGGCTCATTGCCGAGGTTAACTACGGTGGCGACATGGTCCGAGACGTAATCCAGACGCGTGCCCCTGGGTTGCCGGTTGACGTCGTTCATGCGACGCACGGCAAACAGGTCCGGGCCGAGCCTGTCGCGGCGCTCTATGAACAGGGGCGCGTCTCGCACGTGCAGCAGTTCCCGGAGCTTGAGCAACAGCTATGCCAGTGGGTACCAGGGCCGGGAAGTAAATCGCCTGGTCGCCTCGACGCGCTCGTGTGGGGGATGACGGAGCTGATGGTGACCGGGGGGTCGCCGAACGTGAGGTGGCTGTGATGGCAAAGCGCATTCCTGAATGCCGCCTATGCGGTCACGCTCACTGGTCGTACCAGCCGCACAAGCTGATCGGCGGGCCGGAGCCGTCGAAGGCGGTCCGGGAACTGGCCGCGGTAGCTCAACGGTCAGAGCGTCGCTCTTATAAAGCGAAGGTCGACGGTTCGACTCCGTCCCGCGGCACCATTGAAACCGTCGAAGTGCCGACGACGGTTGATGACGTGCGTCGAATGGTCCGCGAGATCAACCGGGATATCGAGAGTGCCGGGAAGCGTCTCGTGGCGATCAAGGATTCGGACCTGTGGCGTGAGTTCGGGTATGCGACGTGGGAATCGTTCGTCGAGGGAGAGTTTCCGTTCACGAGGCGCAGGGCGAATCAGTTGGTCGACCACGAGCGGTTTATGGCCGCGATACCGGGACCTGTCACGTCTGAGCCAGATACAAACGGGAACCATGGTTCCCACCTTACTGAGCGCGAGACGCGAGCCATTAGAAACGATCCCGCGAAAGTCGCCAGGGTCAGGCGCTCGGTGGCTCAGGGCGTGGCTCCCGCCGAAGCGATCAAGCGCGCCACGTCGAGGACCAAGGATTCTGCGACCGGCGCGCCGTGCGAGCACCCGCGGACCGTGGCTGTCGTCGTCTGCGCCGACTGCGGCAGGAGGCTCGAATAAGGTGGTCAAACGAGCGATCACTTGCCGGTATTGTGGTCTGCAGACTTGGCAAGGCGATCACGCCTGCGACAGGCTCCCCGATCTCCGGGCCATCACGAAGGGATTACGCAACCGGCCCGTAGGTCCGATGCGTACAGACTTGCCGCCGCCTACGTTGCCGCCGGGGGCGATTGATCACCGTTACGAGTCCGATGACGCGAACGCCGAGACGGGGTGCGAGCACCTGTTCCGGTGCGTCAGGTGCGGGGCCGAGCAGTGACGTCGCTGCTCGCTCGCATCAAGCGTCATCTACCGACGCTCAGGCGTCACCTACCGACGATAATCGAGGTCGTCGGTATCATTTCGGTGTGCGCCGGGGTGCTGTGGTACTCGATCCCGGCTGGCCTGATCGTGTCGGGACTCGTCGCGGTGGTGGTAGCGCAGGGGATAGGAAGGCTGCCGCGCGATGAACTGTGAACGAAGGGGGCGGGAGTGATCGGGATCACCTTGAGCCTGCCTGGGTTCGTGATGCTGGTCGTGGTGGCCGGCCTGATCGGCGGTGTAGCGGTGCTTCTGGCGCGGCTGCGGCGGGGGAAATGACGACGACAACCGTGCTGTGCGCCGGGTCGTTTCGCCTCACGTCGTTCGTGGACCGCAAGGCGAGGACGGGGAGGTGCCCTGTCTGCCTGTCGTGGGTGGCGGCGTCGCGGGCCGGGATGGTGAGGCAGCACATGACGACTGCGGATGGGATGGGGAAAACCGATGACGCTCCTGAGTAGGGCCATAACCTCGCTCGTCGTTCGCGCGCCGACCATCAGCCGAGTCCCGATGACCACGAACGCGGGCGGGTACGCGTTCGGGGTGGCGGGCGCGGTCGATCACGTCGCGGAGATGATGACCTACAGCCAGGTCGGCTGGCTGTTTGCGGTCGTCTCTCGCATCGCTTCCACGGTCGCGGCCGTCGAGTGGAAGCTGTACCGGAAGGC